CGGTGCTGTCCTGTTCGTCGGCGCGGTAGAGCTTGTTGCAGGTGTCGGCCAGGTTCGTTGCGTCAGTGCCGTCCTTGCTGATGAAGTCAACCGTGACCCGGTTGTTCCGGTACTCGTTGATGATGCGGGTGATGGCCAACGCGATCTTGTTGACCTCGAACTTGGGTTTGTTCTCGAACTGCGCACCCAGTGGGCCTTCCCAAGTTGCACCCGCGATGGTGGCGAAGCGCCGGTCCTGCAGGCACTGCAGGCGCTCATCACGGACGGCGCCCTGGATATCGTCGAACTCGCGCATGGCCTCCTGGTGGATGTCAGCCAGGCGTTGTTCGTTTGAAATGCGTGCCATGTCAGGCCCTTTGCTGAGTGCCCCAGAAGTTTACAACCGGCCTGGCGTAGTGCGACGGGGTGGTTGAGTGCGAGTGGCCGGCAGCGTCGGTGCTGACGGGGAACGCGAAGGTCACCGCTATGGCGTCGGCTGCATCAGGCGAGGCGAGTCCTCGGGCTTTCATCTCCTTCTTTGACTCCAAGAACAGTTTACCCGATGAGTCGGGCTTGACTCGCGGGCCAACGAGGTCGTCGCGCAACTGCTTGTCCTGCGGAACGCTGGCTGTCTTGAGCCACTCTTTGACCGCGCCCCACATCTCCGAGCGTCGGTTGCCCCAGGTGATGGGGCGCAGCGCCTTCCAGCCGAAGTTCACACCGCGCACCTTGTAACGCTGCTCGTTGAGCCTGTCAAGGACGCCGTAGCCCAGACCACCCTCGTCGATGACGGTCATGGCCGGCCGGTACTGCTCGATGGCGTTGATGACGTGCCCGACGACCGTCATGGTGTCGTCGCCCTTGAACCGTCGGATATCCACGATGTCCCGCCCCTGGCGCACGGCGATCACTGTCGAGTCGGCCCCGCCCCGGGCCGGGTCCACGCCGATGATGACCGGTGCGCTCATGTCCTTGTGCGGCGGCCGGCGCATGGCATCGTCCACCAGCGCCAGGCCGATGAACTGGTCGTCGCCGGTCGATGGGAACTCGCCGTAGACCTCGATGCGCGCCTCGCGGCTGTCCTCACCGTACTCCTTGATGATCTGCTCGTAGACCACCTTGTCGGTGCCCTCGACTGTGCGGGCGTCGATGTTGCGCGTTGTCCAGAAGTCCCGCTTGCCGTTGAAGCACTCGTAGAAGTACCCGGTGTTGCGCCGGGGGTTGCTGAACGCGAGCCAGTACCGATCAACGATGGGCTCGGTGAAGAAGCCCGCGGCCACGGACCAGATCCCGTCCGGAATGCCGCTGGCCTCATCGAAGATGACCATCATGCCGTCTTGGTTATGCACCCCGGCGTAGGCGTCAGGGTTCTCCTCGGACCACAGCTTCCCCTCGGCGCCCCAGTAACGAGTGCCCTTCTTGAGATCCCGCTCCACCAGTGTGGTCATCCACGCAGCGGGTACGAGCTTGGTGGCCGACGGCTCCCACCAGTGGGCGTTGATGACCATCGTGGCCCACTTGGTCAACTCGCCCCAGGTCACGTTGCGCAACTGGCTCTCGCTGTTGGCCGAGACGATGACGGTCGATCCGATGCGAGTGGTCAGCATCCACAAGATGAGCCACGACACCAGTGCACTCTTCCCGATCCCCCGCCCCGAGGCCACCGCCGCACGCAGGGCCTGCAGCACGGCGTCAAGTGCCCGGTTCTCCCGGATGTGCCTGGTGATCGTCCTGAGCACGTCCCTCTGCCAGCGGCGCGGCCCGCTGAACCGCTCCAGCGGGGTGTTCTTCTGCCCCCACGGGAACGCAAACAGCACGAACGCCTCGGGGTCATCGACGATGGTCTGCGACCACAACTGCGACATGAGCATCTGCTCATCGTCGGGCGCGTAACGCGGCTGCTGTGCCATCAGTCGTCGCTGGTGCTGTGCTCGATCCGAGGTGTGTCCACCCCATCGTCGATGTCCACCGTCGTCACGTCCGTCAGCAGCCGGGAGCGTGCCTGCTCCAGCGCTGCGGTGATGCTGATCGACTGGTTGACCTCCACCTGCTTGATGTCGCCGTACTGCTTGCGGTTGTCGGCGCCCATGAGCCACTTGTAGGTGTCGATCTTGAGCTTGGACCGCGCTACGTCCTCGACGCTGTCCTCAGCCTCGGCAATCTCGACGATGCGTCCCGCCCACCACTCCGTGCGAAGCTCCTTCGCCTCCTTGTAGCGTTCGTAACGCTGGGGGTCACGCTTGATCCACCTCCAGAAGGCGTCGTACTCGATGTCGCGCAGATCGTCCCTGACGATGGCGTTGAGCGAGCGCCCCTTGGTCATCTCCGTCAGCACACGCTCGAACATGGCGGCGAACGATGCGTCAAGGAGCGCACGAGTGGCTCGACGATGGTCTGCAGGGTCGAGTGGCGTTGCGACGCTGTGACTAGGTGTCAGCCAGTCGGGAACGGACGGCTGAGCGAGGGCCTGGGTTTGCTGCTCCATGCCGGGATGGTATCACGATGGTTGGTCGAGTTGGCAACCGTGGTTTGCTGTGTCGCAGTGTCACTGGCGGGGATGGGGGCAATGTTTCAATGGGTTACTGGTTAATTTGTCATTTGAAAAAATTGTGCGCGGGTCCTACGTTTTTGGTCACTGCCCCGCCGCCAATCGTTGGGGTACCCCTGCGCCCTTGATCCATCGGGCCAACCACCAGGCCGCAGCTCGTCGCAACCAGGGCGCAATGGATCAAGGGTTAGCCCATTGGCGTATGGATCAGGCGCAGCATTGGCGCATTGGCGCAGCATTGGCGCATTGGCGTAGGGATCAGGCGCAGCATTGATCCATTGGAGCGGGTTTAGTGTGCCAATGGGGTCTATCGAATTGATCTAGTGCAACCTGTGACACTGAGACTTTGCGACCGGGGGGTCAATATCGAATTGACTCATTGCTCTTAATTCCCCTCATCCCCCCACCCCGATCCCAGTCACAGTGTCACAGGCAGCACAGCCATCGCATTGGCACAATGCCCCTATGCTTCACTGGGACAATCCACCATGTTATGATTCGTTCAACGGGTCAAGGGTTGACCCGGGCAACCAAGGAGAACCAGACACCATGACCAACCTCACCAACATCGAGAAGTCAGCATTCCGCAAGGGCGAGTACGTCGGCTATGCCTGCGGGCTTGTCTGGTACATCCGCAAGGATGGCCGCGAATGGATCGCAACAGCGCAAGGCACGGGCTTGCGTCGCATTGCACCCACGCTCGCGCTGTTGTCCGTTGCGCTGGAAAACGTCATTCTCGCGGCCTGACACCATGCGCGCCCGCGACATCCTCTTCGCTATCGCTTTCGGCCTCGCCATCGGCGCGCTGATTGCTGCCGGTATCTAACCCCATCACACATTGGAGAACCATCATGTATTTCGACCGATTCGACATTGCCGAAGCCTACTATCTGGCCCTGTCACACTGCCACGGCGGCCAATGGTCGCGGGAATACGCGCGCCTGTGCAAGCTCTCGCGCAGCTTCAGGCCGTCCCCTTCCCTGAGCGTGGAGACGCTAAGCGAAAACGCGCGCGAGATTTACGAGGCCGCATGCGCTCGCATGCTGGGCCACGCCTGACCCATCCGCCTAGGCGCCCCCATCGGGCGCCTATGGGATGCGCCAGAGCATCGCAGTCCAATTCAATCCAATGAGGTACACCATGCAAGCTATCGTCACCAAGTATTTGCCTGCCACCGACACCAAGGGCGCGCGCATCAAGGCCACGGCAGAAGCCGGGTCCGTCACCATTAGCTATCCGCACGAACTGTCGGGGCAAGCTGTGCACCGCGCTGCAGCACAAGCACTCGCGGACAAGTTCAAGTGGCCGCACAAGTACTTGGGCGCGGCCCTGCCGAACAACGGCGGACACGTTTTCGTTCCCGTGCACCCTTGGAGCGAAGAATGAGCCAATCCAACCCAATGCACCACGCCACGCCCCTAAGCCCACCACGCCCCCACCCGTGGCCGTTCCCCGGCCACGCACCCGACCCCCGGCCCGTGCGCGCGCCAGTGCCCTATCCCACCAACGCGCCAGCGGCGCCATTCTGAAAGGTTGACCGTGTTTTTCCATCTTCGCCCCCAATTGCGCGCGCTGCGCGCCTCCCTGCCCGCCGAAACCCTTTCCACCAAGCGCGCGTGCGACTGGTCCCGCGTGCGCATCGCCCTGCGCGCGGCCGCACGCGCTCAGAACCGCGTGCGGGTCTATGCGGCGGCCGGGTTCGTCCCGAATAGCTACCGCCACACCTGCAAAATCCAATACGTCGAGCTGCGCATCACCGATGGCCGCATCGCCAGCATCGGCGCCGGCTGGTGCGGCGCGCAGCGCAGCGGCGGCCGCGGCGCCCTTGTCGTTGTTCAATAGGAGATTGACCTATGCAACCCGTAATGATCCCCTGTCTCGACCCGGATCGACCCCTCACCCGCGAAGAATTGGCCGATGAACGCTGGGAGCGCCGGCGCGCCCGCGTGCTCACCCGTGCTCATATCGAGCGCCTAGAGGATGCCCTTCGCTGGGCGCTGGAGCAAGTCGAAGACGATTTGTGCCCGGACCATCAGGCCGCGATGGCGGATGCATGGTCACTTTTGGAGGACTGACACCATGACGCACCACGACCACGCCACAGTAGCTGAACTGATCGCGTATCTCTCGCGCATGGACCCGGACACGCCTGTGGTGCTGCGGGAGGATGATGCGCCCGCAGACGGCCCCTGCGTCACGCTGGAGGATGTTCTGTACGAACTGACCCCGGTATCGGACGATGCCCGTTCGAACGGACCATGGAGATAACCCTATGGAACTGCAAA